GAAGGCGGTCTGGATAAAGTGACGAGCGCAACGAAGAACGGCGTGAGCATGGGCAAGCAAGTCGGCTTGTCGGTGCCTGAAACAATGGAAGCGATGAGCAAAGCCATCAGCTATATTGACCTTGGACTTGTCCCCTATACGACTCGGACATACGGCAGGTTTTGACACGCTAGTCTAGTAAATGGCAATCCTCGATCAATACGGCAACTCTATCCAATACAAGGCAGCCAGAGCAGCAGCCAATTCTCAGTATTTGAGCGGCAATCATAGACCGTGGGAGCCGATCGAGAAGAAGGACATTTCAGACCTTATTCCAGAAGCGGATCGTGTAAATTTGCAGAGCCAGGCTCGACGCATCTATATCAACTTCGGACCGATCAAGAACGCGATCAATCAGCGTTCGATGTATTCCGTCGGTCGAGCCTTTATGCCGGAGTTCAAAGGACAAGACACCGAGTTTGGGATTGTCGCGACCGAATGGCTGAACAGCACCTTTTATCCTATCGGCGACACCCGGGGAGGGATGCACGATTTCAAGACCAACCTTTTCACATGGTCGAGCGCGATTGACGTCGATGGCGAGATATTCATCTTGATGACGGAAACCAAGAACGGCTTCCCGCTTTATCAGGGAATACCATCACACCGGATCGCAACGCCGAAGGGCATGAGAGACGGCCCGATGAGAGGTGGAGAGTTGAAGGACGGCATCATCTATCTTGCCAGCGGAACCCCAAAAGAATACGCATTCTGCGACAAGCAAGGGATGCTTTCTGAGTGGATACCGGCTGCCAATATCATCCACCTTTACGATCCGGAGTGGCAGTATCAGGGACGCGGATTGACCGCGCTCACTCATTGCATCAACGACTGCCGGGACATCATCCAATCTACCGAGTGGGAACGCTTGGCGATGATGCAGATGAGCAGCATCAGTCTCATCGAATACAACGATACCGGAGGTGCCGACACCGAAGATCCTCGGAATATGCTCCTCGGCAACTGCGAGAGCGCAAATAAGGGCATGGTCGTCGAGAGCATGGACGGCGGCACGGTTCGTTATTTCAAATCGAACAGCGGCGGCAAGATCGAGACGCTAGTCAACAACCGACCGGGCAATCCGTTCTTGGACTTCCACGACCGACTTCTCAAATCTGCGTATGCCGGATTGAACTGGCCATATGCTTTTTACAACGGCCACGGCGCCGGCGGCGGCACGGCACAGCGCACCGAGATTGCAATGGCGCAACGTGCGATTGAGGACCGGCAGGATCTACTTTTCTACGCAGCACGTCGGATCGTGTCCTATGCGGTCGCGAAAGCGCAAAAACGCGGCGACTTGCCGCAGTCTGCAGACTGGTATAAATGGGAGTTCTCAACACCGCCGAAACTAACGATTGATGACGGCAGGGTTATGAAGGAACTGGAGTCAGCATACAAGCTTGGCTTTAAGTCTGCCGGAGACATCACCGCAGCGATGGGCAAAAAATACACCGACGTTGTCCGCATGAAAGCGGAGGAGGCAGCAATGCGACAAGTGATTAAGGTAGAGGTCGAGAAGAAATACGGAGTTAAAATTGATTCTCGCGAAATCGCCATGATGACACCTAACGACCAACCAGACCAAGAGCAGATCGACTTATCTAGTGATGAAAATCAACAACCAGATGAATCAGCCAACGAGCGTATGAAGTTTGACAATCTAAAAGCCAAGTTCGACGCTTACGGCGTAGCAGTTCGCGCAGGTGCAATCACACCAGCAGAAGTTGACGAGGACGCTTTCCGAAAAGAAGCAGGACTCCCAACCATGTCGCCAGCAGTAAGAGGGGCATGGAAAGAAGATAAAGGATACCGCCGCCCGATCACGCTTCTCCAAAAAGGAGCGGCAGCGATGGGATTTGGAGGCAAACCACAAACAGAAGATCCAACCGAGGAATAATTTAACACCATGAAATTTTTACAAATCAACAACAAAATCGGCAAGGTCAAGCTGAACGATGCAGTCACGCCTTGGAGCGCGGATGACTTGATCGGAGAGATTGAGAAGCAATACGGCAACCAGGCAGTTGTGGAAAACCTGACAATCGGAGGCTTCCAATGCTCGTCAGATGACGCACTCGAAACGCTTGAGATCGAAATCAACTCCCCGGGCGGCAGCGTCCTTGATGGCTACCGCGTCTACAACTCACTCATGCAGATGCGCAGCCGTGGAGTTGAAGTCATCGCAACGGTCAACACGCTGGCAGCATCGATGGGCAGCGTCATCCTGATGGCAGCGAACAAGGTCAAGATCGTTGAAGGCGGTCGGATCATGATTCACGAAGCGTCTCAGACCGTATCTGGCGACAGCGAAGATCACGCACGAGCAGCCAAGAATCTCGAAGAAATCTCCGAAGAAATTTCAATCATCTACGCTAACCGGACCGGCGCAGAACCCGAGGAAATGCGGGAGCTGATGAAAAAGGAAACTTGGATGGGTGCAAAGGAGGCGGTGGATAGAAAGTTCGCCGATGAGATCGTGAAATTTGACACCGGCGCAAAGAACAATATGAGCATCCTCGCAAAATTATTCCCAAACAACGATCAAGTGGAACAGATCGAAGCCGCAATTCAGGAAGCCGACTCGATCCGTGCCGAACTCAAATCAGCACAAGATCAAATCTCTGAGCTTCAAACATCCATCCAAGATCACGCGATTGTTTCAAGCAATCTGATTGAGGCACAAACTAAGATCACCGAGATCGAAGCATTGATTGAAGGGAAGGATCTGGAGATTTCAAATCTTAAAGAAGAAATCCAATCAGTCGACGAGAAAGCATCCATCAAAGCCGCTGAACTCCTCGCACAAAACGGACATCCTCAAGCCGTAAATCTCAATGATGAAGCTGGCGAGTCCATCAAATCAATGTCTCTTGAAGCATTCAATGCAATGACACCGCATAAACGCATGTCGTTCATCAAAGAAGGCGGAAAGATCAAGTAATCAATCTCAATCTCTAATCAAATAACAATATGCCTAACACCCTCACAAACCTAGTATCCGACGCCTACGCTGCGTTGGATGTCGTATCTCGCGAACTCGTGGGATTCATTCCATCCGTAACTCGTGACGCTTCTGTCGATCGTGTTGCAGTTGGTCAAAACGTTCGTTCTTTCAAAACCGCTGCCAACACCGCAGGGAAAGACATCGAAGCAGCAATGGCATTCCCAGCCGCAGCTTATCAGACCGTCGGCAACGACGCGATCACGATCAGCAAAGCTCGTGCATTCCCATTCAGCTGGACCGCCGAAGAGCAATACACGGTCAACGCCGGTGCCGGAACTCTTTCCGTCGCTCAAGACCAGATCGCTCAAGCCTATCGCGCAGCCGTGAATGAGATCGAAAACGACCTCGCTGACGCAGCCGCACTTGGCGCTTCCGGTGGTATCACACCGAACGCAACCACTCTTTTCAGCGCAAGCCTGAAAGATGCAGCCTTCGCGAAAAAATTCCTCGATGACCGCGGCGCTCCACTCAGCGACCGTCACATGGTCCTCAACACGACTGCCTCCGCAGCAATGCGCGGTCTGACTCAGCTCACCAACGTTGGTGATTCTGGAGAAGACTCGCTGCTTCGCCAAGGAGTTCTGAACAACCTCATGGGCTTCGCTGTCCGTGAGTCTGCTCAAGTCGGATTGACTGCTACCGCTACCGGCGCAAGCTACCTTGTTGACTTAACTGCTGGCTATCCAGTAGGCACCACCGTGATCCATGTTGACACCGGCACCGGCACGATCCCAGCAGGATCGCTCGTGACCATCGGCGGCAACAGCTATATGGTCGTGACTGGCTTCGCTGGAGACGGCGACGGCGACATCACAATCGCTGCACCGGGTCTCATCAAAGCGATCGCCAACAACGATCCCGTGACTGTCCTTTCCGCACAAGACGCGAACGCAGCTTTCAGCCGCAACTCAATCGTTCTTGCAACTCGCCTCCCAGCTGTGCCACTCAGCGGCAATGACCTCGCTCTTATGCGCGAAGTCATCACCGACCCACGCAGCGGCCTGAGCTTCGAGCTTGCTGTCTATCCCGGGTATCGCATGGTCCACTACGAGATCGGCGTGCTTTGGGGTGCCAAGGTGATCAAGCCAGAGCATATCTGCTTGTTGACCGACTAACTTCTAGTGTTCATGTATTAGTGAAGAAGCCGTCCTCAGAAATGGGGGCGGCTTTGTGCTTTTATTGACAAGCTGGCTTTATAGATGAGCGGAATTGATAGTTTCCTTTTGAGCGCACTTGACGAGGTTGATGCGATGCTCGGCACGGTCACAATGACCGTCAGCGGACAAACCTTCGCGGTCGTGATCGACGACGTGACAAAATCGACAATCGGCGACGATGTAGGCTTGACTGCCGAATATGATGTGATCGCCTGCGCGCAGCCTGCCGACGTGACCAATCCGAAAAGCCTTGTCAATAAGCGATGCACTCTCGACGGATCCGATTATCGGATCAATCAAGTCAGGGTCGGAACGATCGCGGTCCACTTCATTCTCACAGATATAAACAAATGAACATCCAGAGGCAGCTCAAATCAATCCTGATCGACTATCTCACGATCTACAAACCAGCCGCAGACATCGAGGTGATCGATGCCAAGCGCCTCGAGCTGGCTACCCTGCCGACAATCGCGGTCGAAGTGACCAACGAGTCGGCACATTCTCAGGCGCTCTGGAACGTGATCGTCTGCCAGGTATCGATCCTCTACCGTGTCCATGCCGGCGACGTCGAGCAATCCGATCTTGATGAACACCTCGAAGCCATCGAGCAATCGATACAGGATCCGAACAGTATTGTGGCTCTCGGCGACGAATCAAGCCTTGTGATTTTCAACTGGCTTTATCAAGGATCGACGCAGGACTGGAACGATTCGATGATCGACACAGTATTTACCGCGGAGTGTATCGTGACAATTAAGCCGGTTAATTCAAACTGAAATTTGACAGCCGTGCATAAGCATGGCAGCAACAGTATATACCGCAGCATCGGCTTCTGACTTAGTTTTCGCACTTACGAACGAAACCGGAATTATTCTCACCAACTACTCACGCAACGTCAGCCCGGTTAAGACCGAGGTGCGCGATGCTGAGAACGAAGTTGTAGCAGTCGCATATAGCGGCATCACCGCAGCGATCACCCTTGATGGATTCATCAACGGCACCACCGAGTTCGAGGTCGCAAACCTTTTGACCCTCGCAAACGATACCAGTTCGTATGGCTTAACCGGCGGCACCGTGATCGTCGATTCCGTCAACGAATCACACGCACAAGGCGAGTTCAAAAAAGTTTCAGTTTCCTGCACTCAATACGCAGAAACGATGACTGCCTAATCATTAAACAACCCTGCCGCTGGGTTTGAATAGGCGGCAAATATATTATGAGCCGAGAAATGTTTCACACGACGAATCTGAAAGCCGCGACCGCATTGGTGACGCTTGGCTTTGATCTACTGACGCCGCCAGTCACTCGCTCGATCCGCGATGATGGCGAGGAGTCGACCGTTTTCTGGTTTGAGCCTCGCAACAAGGAAGGACGCAAAGCCATGGATGTCTATCGAGACATGACCAAAGGCAGCGACGCGCTCCGCGCAGCGGATCCAGAGAACCCGATCAACTACATCCGCGAGGCACTTGGCAATCGCGATGAGCTAATCAGCCTTATTCGCAACACTCCACGCAACGTCGTGATCAAGCGCAACGGTCGATCGATCGCAATCCGCGAGGATGCAACGCAGGAGCAGAAAGAACAATTCAAACCATACCTATAAATTATGAGCAAAAAACAAAACATCGAACTGATGACAGACGAGGAAGTATTGACCCGGGGAGCGGTCAAGACAGATGAGAAGATCGCAAAGTTGAATCTGCGGCCGATCACGATCCGGACCTTTTCCCAGATGATGCGGAACGGGATCGTCGGCAATGACAATCAAGACATTTTCCAGAAGACCGCGGCATTCGGCTTTATTCACAGCGCATCAAAAGAAGAAGTGAGCGCGGTCGTCAGCGACAAGGACAAATTCCAAGCTGCGGTCGATGACTGGATGGATGAGAACTTTACCTACCACAACGAGATGGAGCCGCTCGCCGAGGCTATGAATCGAGCCTTCGAGGAATACTCAGCCGCTACATCAACTGGATTCGTCCCATACCAAGGCAACGGCTCAAAAAACTAGCCACACCCATCTGGATCGCTTCGTATGTGCATCAGCTTGCGGCAGCTACCGGGTGGGGATACAACGAGATCATGGATGAGGTGCCGCTGGCACTCGGCTTGCAGATCATCGATGCTCAATGTTTGAAGGAAGGGATTATGCGCGAGCGGATGACTTCATACGATGACTATGAATCCGCGGATGACATAATTGACAAAGCATTTAACAACATAGGGAATGGCAGCAAAAATCAAATCTGATACCAAGGAATTGGACGAGATACTCGCGAACTTCAACAAGTTCGCTAGTATGAGCTTGCCGATATTGGTCCGCCGCCACGCTCGACTCCTAGCAGTTGAATTAGCCAACCGAAGCCAGCCATTCTCAGTTGGATCGACCAGAAGTAATGCAAAGAAGCTCGGTCAGAACGCAGTCAACAACGACCTTTCAAAAGTATTCCGAAACAAAGGCTCATTGCAGGGAGTCGTCGATAAGACTGTAAATGAAACACTCAAGAAGAAGCTGCAAAAAACGCTTGATAGCGGAAACAATCAAAAGATTGGCGAGATTTTCAAAGCAGTCGGGATGGTTAATGAATTTGAATTGATAGCCAAATCTGGATTGAAAGAAATACACAAAAATCAAAGATCGCCAAGATCAGGCAGAACATGGAGTCCAAAGAAGACCATGTATATTGCGACAGGACAAAGCCTTTCCGCTTACACGAAGGAAGTGCAAAAGCGAGTTGGATTCAGTAAGTCGGCTTGGGCTGAATGCGCTGAGTATATCGGCGGAGTCAAAGGCGATGCGACAAGAGGCATCCCAGCATGGGCAAAGAGCAAAGACAACATTGCCAAGGGCGTAATTCAAGACGGCATAAAAAGTAGGAATCCATTCATTCGAATGGAGAGCCGGTTGCCTTGGGCGTCAAAAATCCTTCCCGTTAGCGAGATAAAACACGCGCATCATATCGTTCGTGAAAAGATGATCAAGCAAGCAAACTATATGATCAAACACGCAGCAAAGAAAAATTTCAACCCAACCCCAGAAGATGAGTAAAGTCACCACAACATTTGAGGCCGTCGATACAGGCATGGTCTCGACGATCAATAAGATCGAGCGCGAAACCAAGTCGATGAAAGACACAACCGAGAAGGCTGAAAAATCAGTTAGCCTTAGTTTTAGCTCTATGGCTAAAGCTGGAGCGGGATTAGCAATCGGTATCGGTGCTATTAAAGGGGCATTTGCGGCACTATCAGGAACACTAGATAACTTCAGCCAGGCACTAGACATGGGCGGCAGACTTAGCGACCTTTCATCCCGGACAGGCGAGACGGCGGGTAATCTGTTACTACTCGAGCGTTCTTTCGATAACACGGGAGTAGGAGCAGATAAGGTGGGGTCTAGTATCAACAAACTTCAAAAGTTTATGTCTGATGCCAACACGGGCGCGACAAAGAATATCGAAGTTTTAAGCAACCTTGGAATAGCTTATTCGCAGATTGCCAACCTATCGCCAACAGAACAACTCGGAATGATTGCTGAACGGATCACAGCTATCAATTCACCAACCGAAAGAGCGGCGGCAGCGATGGGTATTTTTGGAAGAGCTGGTGGTGAATTACTGCCAATGCTTCAAAACTTTTCAGGCGAGCTTGATAACGCTAAATCCGAACTTGGATCCATGGCAGGCATCATGGATTCTAAGAGCGCGGTATTCGATACAGTTTCAGATAAGATCGCAGTTATTAAAGGTAAATTCACCGAGTTTGCGGTAGGTCTATTGAGTAACGTTACACCCGCTCTTGAAATGTTCACAACGATGCTTGCTAAAGTAGACGCAGCGGGGATAGGACAAAGATTGACCAACGGAGCAATGAGTTTTTTCGATGTATTGATCGGCGCATTTCATAACGCTAACGAAGCAGCCGCGACACTAGGAACCGCTTTGATGTATGCGGTTAAGTCTTTTGGTAATCTAATTATGAATTCAATAATTGACGCTGGAAACTCAATCGGTGTTATAATGATTGGAGGATTCAAGATTGCGGTTAATGCCTTTAAAGGCATGATGTTTCAAGCGGTGGCGGCATCTATTAGCTTCCTAGCTGAAAAGATGGTTTCGGCAGCAAGCTTGTTTGGTGAAGAGGCAGAGAAAAAAGCCAGAAGCATTGCGGATCCATTGATTTTATCAGTCAAGCTCGGCGCGAGGGAATATGCAATGGAAATGCAAGAAGCTAATAATAAGATTGGCGATGACATGGCGAAAATGATGTCAGAGAACCAGAAATCCACCAAGGATTTCTTTGGCGCGCAAGGGGAACTGGATAAACTTAGGGAATCAACAAAAAAACTTACTGAAGATGGCAAAGCATTCCGCGAAGGATTTATGGGCAATGATGGTAAAAAAGAATTTAACCCACTCGCGCCGATGGAAAAAGCAGCCGGCAGGATTCATCTCCAGATGAGAAAAGCTGGCGATGATGTCAAAGGCATGGTTGATAAAATCAAAGAACTGACCAACATCGAAAAGCTAATGATCGAGTTGAAAGAGGCGAAGACAGGCAAAGGAACAAAAGAAGAAGAAAAACAAGCCAAGGAATTGATCGGAGCTGGCAAATTCAAACAAGCGGAACGAGCTATTGAGAAAGTCAGAGCAAAAGAAATCGAAGATCAGATTCGAATAAATGAAAAGGGAGAGATGGATAAACGGAGCATCGTTGACATCGCCAAGGAGGAAGGCATAAAAACTTTTGGCAAGTCTAAGGATCAACTTAGAAAAGAGATTTTGGAAAAACGTAAAGGCAAAAACTTGGAGGATTTATTTCGCGAAAAAGAAGATAAAAAAGAAGGCAAAAAAGAACCAGAGAAAAAAGAAGATCCGCTTTTTGAAATGGTCAAAGCGATAAAAGAACTTGTCGCGAAGATCGAACCAAAACTCCCAACCCACGCACTAGGACTATGATGATATATAGTAAAACGGAAGGATTGATCACCACCGGGGATCGGTCTGTAAATAACTTTCAAAGCGGATTGATTCGTGTTGATCAGAAATATACTGGCTTATCCACCAATGAGGCTTCCGATCGAACATTGCTGGCTGATGGCTTGATATTACCTAATCAACCAGATGATCCATCTATCGATGGATTGTATATCTACGGAGGAGCGCAAGAAAGTAGAAACGGAGATGGCTTCACAAATTTTCAGGTCAGCGCATACGGTCGGAGAATCGACACGATGGTCGAGCTTTCCAGAAATCAAAGAACCGTAGTCGTGAGAACAAGTTTGACTTCAACCTTGAACAATGTGGAGGTTATCATCTACGATATGATCGGGACTATCGTAAAAAAAAGAGGAGAGATAATTGAGCCGAATGAGTTTATTTTTTCAGATGATTTCTTGATGCCGAAATACGTTCGCTATGTAAGGCTGCCACAAGTCGAGTCGATCAGTATTGCAGAAATTAATGTCAATAATTTCGTAATTCCAACAAGAACCTACCAAGTAAGATTCAACGACGGATCGAATAGAAAATTTAAGTTAAAAGATCCCATTATTCGAGTTACATCGCAAAGGAATTTCGGCAAATGGATCGAGTATGAATTTGAAGCAATCAGACAATCAGACAGCGCAGAATAATGAACCTACCAGTCGATTTTGAACAGAAAGTGAAACTGCCGCCAGCAGTCAATGGCAGATCGTATCCATACCGGATCTCAGCCAGAGATCTGATGCAGGATTTTCGATATGCAGCCTTGCAGGTCGATGATACTGAGGTCAGCGGATTATCGCTCGAGGAAACCTTGAATCCAGACGGAACAAGAACAGTCAAACTGGCAGGTGAAGCAACTTCAGGATCAACAATCAATCATCCGTTTCGAGTGACATACAACTCAGCAGATGAAAACTACGAAGTGATCGGCGGAGATTGTGGAGGTATCGAAATATCGGATCAGACGATCACGAGCGTCGCTCCTGAGTTTCTCTATGTAAAGATCGAGAGGAACACGAGTTCGAGAGTCGTCATTGCCGCAACGCTTGAGCAAGGATCACCACTTCCAACCTCGACCGAGGAGTTCCAGTATATCGCCATCGCCTACCTTGACGGGCCAGAAGTGACTCAACTTCGATTCGAGGACATCCGCTTGACGGAGTTTCTGATCTCAGACGCAGGCGAGTTGAAACTTGTCTCAGTATTCGACACGACCAACACCTACGCACTTCCGTAATGGGCAACCGAGTAACAACGCCAAACCTTCGATTTGAATTTGTCAACGGATGGATGACAGGCGGAACAGATCCAGCCGACGGCAGCGTGGAGTGTGGCGATGGGACAGCATTTCCAATGGAGGTGACGCTCGATCAAGTTGCAGAGATATTCTACCGGGTCAAAGATGCTTGGTTCACATCTGGGAGCGCATCATGGAAAGTTTCAGGAACGCCGCAAACGATAAACGCAGCAACAGATGCACCAGTAAATAGAACGCTTGAAATCGACTCTGTAACATACCAGAAAAGAGGATACACGATTTCAGGCGCCTACCCATACAACGCTGCGACATACGACGCAGGCATCGGTAACAATTACAGCGACATTGCAGACAACGAAAACGGAATGTGGAAGGATGCTTGGAATGACCCGGATCATGTCGACGCCTTTTCATACCATCAAGATGATCCGAACAGCATACAAGGAGGAGATCCAGAATGGTGGGGCGACACGGGTCTCGGAGTCTATGCAAAAGTTTTTCGTGGCAAGCGCGTGGCAGTCGTCAAACTCGATCCGGCAGATGGGCTGTATGCGGCAACGAACAAGTTCTATCTGGAGATTGAAATGTATTGGTTTGATTATGGCGTGGTGCCGTTTGGAGGCAGCACCAACATTTACAATTCTCAAGGCGGATTCGGTGATTTCAGCTCTCGGGCAGTCTTAATTTCAGACTACATCTTGAGGCTTGCAACTGGTGATGCAACTTGTCTTGTCTACTTCGATGCGCTTGGATCGACTGACGAGACTGGAACCGATTTTATCCATGAGCCGCAGGTCTGGTGGCCCTATGCCAAAGACAATCCAGCCGTGCCGGTCTGGGATACTGACAACGGCGCGAAGCTCTAGTTTGACAAGCCTCATAAGTCATTATGGACATCTCCCAGACTCGCGCATTTTCCGGTTTAAGAATGGTCGCAACGCCGACCGCAAGCCTCGTCACGAATGACGTGACCATCGGCGTGCCTAGCACGAACACTTCAATCGATGACGTCGATACCGGCTATGCAGTCCGCGCATTGATCGTCGGAGCATCTTCCGATCTTGTCCTCGATCTTGCTGACAACGACAGCACTGGCACAACCGCTTGGACCGCAGGCGTTGCACAGGTCGAGACCGCAACCGCGGCTGGCACAGTTACAGCATCTGGCAACGCGACCGTGGTTGTGACCGCAGCCGGCATGACTGGCACGCCTAAGACTATTTCCGTCGCAGTTCTCAACGGAGACACCGCATCGGTATGGGCTGGCAAAGTTCGCACCGCTCTCGCAGCAGATACCGCTGTCTCAGCTTTGTTCACAGTCGGAGGCACTACCACAGCGATCGTTCTCACACGCAAGCCAACGGCAACCTACACGGTCGGTAGCACATCCGTGCCGCTCTACGCAGCCAACGATGCGACGCTGAACATCTCGCTCGACAACGGCACCTGCACAGGGATCACGACCGCAGCAACTTCGGCAAACACGACCTCCGGCACTTTGAGCGTTGGAGTCTATCTCCTCGACGGAGATGGCAAGGACTTCGAGGGATCGACCTTGAGTGCAATCGCAGCCAATCGCCTCGGTGGAGTTCTCATCACAAACCAATCTGGATCCGCTGGCGACATCCTAGTATCGACAGCAGCAACGCTCGTCGACTTCCCGGTGCAGCCAGACGGCAGCCTGCAAGTGACCGCAAAGAACTGCGATCAGTCGCTTGAGGTCCTGACCATCGAAGCAGCAAGTTCGGCAGTGCTTTCCATCGTCGTCTGCGGAGCAACCACAGCCTAATCCTATCCAATGACATGCAACTCCACTCTCATCCTCAAGCCATGCGTCTACCTTGATACATGGGACGGACTATCGAATTGTTCATTTTCATCCGATGGAACCGCATTCGCATCGAGCTTGACGCTCGTGCGGATGTTTTTCCGTGATGAAGAGAATGTTGTCGGTTTGGAGTTAAGCAGCGCAAACAGCACGATCACGATCGACAACGCAGCAGATTGGCACTTCACGATTGCACCAGTCTCACCGATGACATTGACGCCAGGCAACTGGTATTGGTCGATCGAGACAACCGACTATGATGGGACTATCAAGACCCGCGTCTTCGGAACGATTGAAATTTTAAACGATGCAACACGATGAGCGAAAAAATCACATTTGAAGTTACCGATCAAAAAGAAGAAATTACTTTTAGCTTTTCAGAGGCGGCACGCGGACCGCAAGGCGAGCCAGGTGCAGCCGCCACAGTCGATCAAACTATTATTGATGGCAGCGCTAACGCTGTCTCTGGCAACGCTGTATTCGATGGACTTGCACTCAAGGCGCCACTTGCCAACCCTACCTTCACCGGCATCGTCACAGCACCACGGATCACAGGTCGCTGCGATGGGCTTGAGGTTTTCTGCAAGGCAGGACTTGCGATCAACGCTGGTCAGGTGGTCTATGTCACAGGAGCATCTGGCAACAACATCATCATCGGTCTGGCACAAGCCAACGCCGAGCTGACATCCAGCAAGACCATCGGCATCAGCGAGTCAACTCTTGCCAACAACGGCACGGGCTACGTCATCACCGAGGGGCTGATGACAGTCAGTATCTCAGCACCGTCTGCTATCGAAGGCGACCCAATCTGGCTCTCACCATCGACCGCTGGCGGCATGGTCTTTGGCGCAGCCAATAAGCCGGTGGCACCGAATCACATGGTTTATCTCGGCGTGGTAACACGCAAGACGGGCAACAATGTTGTCGAGATATACGTTAAGATACAGAACGGATCGGAGCTTGATGAGCTTTCCGATGTGTTGATTACCAGCCCAACCGCAGGGCAAGCATTGATGCGCGCGGCGACTCTTTGGGAGAATCGCAGTCTTGTAGCCGCTGACATCAGCGACTCAACTAGCGCAGGTCGCGCTTTGCTCACGGCCGCAGATGCAGCAGCTCAGCGGACATCGCTGGGACTTGGCACCGCAGCGACTACTGCATCCACCGATTACGCAACCGCAGCGCAAGGCACCGACGAGCGAGTTCCAACCGCAGCGGGGCTGACCACTAAGTTCGGCACGGCAAAAGCAACTCCAGTTGACGCTGACAAGGTGGCTATCCTCGACTCGGCTGCATCAGACGCGCCGAAGCACTCAACGCTGACGGCGATCTGGACGTGGATACAAAGCAAGTTCGCAGGCGCATCGAGCAAGACAACCCCGATTGATGCCGATTCGTTTAACATCGTTGATTCAGCCGATTCTAACGCAGCCAAGCGAGTTACGGGAACTAACCTCAAGGCGTTTCTCAAAACCTACCTAGATACGCTCTACGTGGCTTTGACGGGCAACCAGACCGTAGCTGGCAACAAGACGTTCAGTGGACAGACGGAACTCACAGGACAGGCTGCAACGAACTCGACCAGCGCGATGACCCGTGCGCTTACCGATACCCGCGCAGGAAGGATTTTTTACCTAATCGAATCAGGATCAACTTCTTCAAACTCAACGAGCGTTGTTTTAAGTGCGACATCGATCGTTTTGCCAGCAGGGACTTACTGCTACAAATGTTCAAGCTTAACCCAAACCGCATCAACAACGGCGGGGATGAGTTCTTATATCAGCGGACTGACAGCATCCGCCCGATTACATAAAAATATCGTTTTTACCGCGCAGGATAAATTTGGAACAGGTGTGGCATTTTCTCGCGGTAACTGCCGCAATGATGTTGATTTGACTTTCGGTGCAGCCTTTGAAGATGCAAGCGCGACCAAGCTTTCGCTTTATCAATCAGGCGATGGATACTTTACAATCGCCTCAGATATGACGCTGCAATATGCTGTTTCACAGAGAACGACCACGGACGCAGCGAACCCCGCAACTATAACTTCCGCAATTGTGGAATTCACAAAACTATACTAAGATGAGCCTAATAACAAAAACAAACGCCCAGCGAATCGCGGAAGAGATCGACGCGAGCCAGAATGAACTTTTAAACCACGTTCAGTCGATGCTTAAAACCATCCACGCCAAGGTCAACACAGACGGCGAGCAACAAGCCATCCTAGACGCTTTCGGCGCGAATGGAGTCAAAGCACTAACGGCTTACTCGGCGATGTTCCAAGCGGTTTCTGCGATCAATCCTAGCACGGACATTCCCGCACCTGATTTGATGGTATTCCAACCACAGCAAGACGGCACTGTTATTTTTGTTGCCCCGCCTATTCCTGAGCCAGCACCGCAACCATGATCGATCCAGACGATGACGAAATCGGCGAAGGCACAGGATCACCAGTAACATGAAACCAATGTATCCATACCGACCACCGCAATCAGATGGAACGGACTCGATGATTTCCCTATCGATCGCGCTTGTAATACTCACCATTTTAATCATCTTCTATAACTTTCAATAAGCCATGCACGAGCATTCTCACCTTTACAACTTAGTCAACGGCGCAGTCGGGACTGTCGCATCATTACTTGGCGTGATTAGCACCTGCCAAGAACAATTTGAATATGGCGTTCGCATTACTGGTGGATTGATCGGTATTTTTATTGGCTTGATCACCCTGTATAACTTCATCAGAAAAAGGAAGTAATGAACAAGAGAGCGATTATATCGTTCTCCGGCTTTCAAGAGTCCGAGGACAACCGCAACGGCTTCGAGGACGGATTCTTCCGCGTCGTCTCCGCCTTCGCCAAGCCGGGCGAGATCTACGTCTACGCACCGCGCACTTGGAAGTCGAACGTCAAGGCTCTCGCCGATCAACTCCGCAGGCAGCGGCTAAGCAGCGTCGCCGTGCTGAGCTACTCGCACGGGCAAGCAGCGACCACGGCCTTCGCTCGATACGCATACGAGATCGGACTCGACATCGATCTCTGGATCGCCTGCGACCCTGTCTATCGTCCTACATGGCTGCCTCGCTGCACTCTCGCACAAGCCGTCTCATTCCGCGCCATGCTCAAGCGCGGCACGATCAAGATCCCGAAGGGGATCGCTCGGACCGTCTACGTCCGCCAAGAGCGCGATCGACCCAACGGTCACGACCTCGTCCCAACCTCGCCGGCTCAGATCGTCGAGCTGGCTGGCGTATTCCACAGCTACGGTCACAGCGAGATCGACGAGTCGCCAGAGTTCTGGCAGGTCGTCAAGGACGAGCTGACCATCTGGGCGAACCCACCGAAGGCGATCTTGATACCAGAATGAAAACTTTATTACTTTTACCGATCCTCCTCCTGCCGAGCTGCAACCTGACCGTGGATCCAGACGGCACTCGCAACTGGTCTTTCAGCGGAGAAGCAGCCAAGGCAATCGTCGTCTACGCAACCAAGTAATCCATGACACCAAACTCCAAGCCAAAAGCCAGCCGCCAGCGAGTCGAGGTCGCTGCGCTGAGAAAATGGAAAGAAGCAGGACGAAAGGCGGAGGATTTCCCGACGACCTACATCTTCGCCAGCCGCGCCTACTATCGAGACACGATGGGCAAGCCTGGCGTCAACGACACCGGCATCTACGATGACGCGATCTTCATCGTCACCCCCGACCATTTCAGCGCGTGGAACGCCAACACCGACCCGAGCCGCTACGGATGGAACGCAGGAGCTGGGAAGTTCATGGCACGACTCAAGCCGGGCATCTGGTCATTCCGAAGGCTCAAGCACAAGATGTCATCGCCACGCGGCTACATGGCCTTCGGGCAAGGCTCGGCGCCTGTCACGGTCGAGCGGATCAAGCAGGACGGCACGATCGCTGTAACCGAGACAGGAGTCTTCGGCATCAACCTGCATCGAGGCGGCAACATCGGCACCTCCTCCGAGGGATGCCAGACGATCCCACCCTCGCAATGGATCGACTTTGACAAGACGCTCGCCGCGATCATCGGCGACCGCCGGATCGAATACATCCTCACCGATGAGGAAATTTAAAATTATTTTCGGCGATGCATCCTTTATAGAATAAAGGATTTGATTGCTTTGAGACTATCCTATCAAAAATAGTTCTTTACTTTTAACTAGGCAATGCCTAGTTTCCTCACATCGCCAACGCGACTTACCAAAATAACCAAATTAACCGACCAACATGAAATCGACCAAATCACAAATCCGCGCAGCAGTAGACAATTTTATCTACTCATACAATGACCTGACAGGCGGCACTCGCCAAGAAGTTTTTCAACAAGCCCCGCACGGCATTATTCGTTTAACGGAACAAGCCGCAATCGTTTCGTTACTCGCTGCAAATCCAAACAAGGCAGCGGCCGCAGACGCTCACTTGATGGACATGGTTGGACGTGTTGCCAACAAACTGGCACTTTATTCTGAGATGTATCTCATGCCATCAAACATCGTTCCATTCAAAGCTGCCTAATTCTCCCAACCCTCCTCGCGTTTTCTTTGGTCGGTTGACCGAGGAGGCGCGGGGGTTTAACAACAATAACAACATGAACAACAACTACGACATCAAGCCCGGAACTGACAAGTTCCTCCGCCTCCACATCGACGATCTGAGCAAGCTCACGCTAAACGAGATGAATCAGCGCAAGTCAATAAATGTTGACCGCACTCTCACGCCAGTCATCGTCACAGCGACGATCACCGGATTCATTATCGGCATCATAGCCGCTTACTGCCTCGGGCTGCTTCCGAACTAATCTCCCCAAATAACAACAAACCAATAACGTAATATAATACATGAAACTAAGTGAAAAAAAGAACAGTAACTTCACCCCGCATCCCGAAACCGAAGGACCGATCAAGGCCGTCTTGGTGGACGTTACGGAGCTGAAAAAACGCATGACACAATACGGCGAGAAAGAAGAGTTCCGGCTCGTCTTCGAAACCGAGGTCATGGACGAAGAGAACGACCGCCGCTTCTGCATCTGGTCACGCGGATACACGCCGAGCCTCAACGAAAAGGCAGCGCTCCGCAGGGATCTGAAGAAGCTCATGGGTCGCGATCTGACCAGCAACGAACTCAACGAGTTCGACCTCGAGGCGCTCATCGGTCACGGCGTCAAGCTCATCATCCAGCATGAGACGAAAGACGACAAGACGTATGCGAATATCAGCTTCATGGCACCCGACCGCGACAAGGTTACTCTCAAGCCATCGGGAAAATATACGCGCATCCGCGACCGAGAGATCGATGGCGCCGCTGCTGGCAGCTCCGAGGAGAAGTCCGAAGAGCAAGGCTGGGAGTCAGTCGAGATCCACGTCGGAAAATACAAGGGGAAGAAGCTCGGCGAAGTCGACGAGGCAGGCGTCTCAACCCTCATCGAGAAATGGCTGCCGAAGGCGGTCGCTGACAAGAAGTTAGAGGACAAGGCGCTCATCGCTGCGCTGACCGAACTCTCAGCGATCCTAATCGGCGACGACTATTGATCTCTCTGGATAAATAGTGCATTGCATGGCACGCCTCATCCTGCTCACGCGGGGTGGGGCATTCTGGGCAAAACCTACCAACAAGACACACCATGCCAACCATCGCCGAAATCATCGCAGCCAAGAAAGCCGCAGCCGCAGGATCACAACCGATCAAGCCAGCCGCAGCACCAAGCCAACCCACCGCAGCCGACCTAGAACTCGAGGCAGCTATCAACCGCATCGACCCGCCGGGAAAGCGCCGCGCCGGTCTGGTCGTGAGCAACAAGACGCCACTCCAACCGGCAGTCATCGCGGAGAAGGCAGCGCACAAGGAAAACCGCAGCCTATCGCGGACGAACGGCGAGGCGATCCCGATGGTGCCGGTCAACGCGGATCCAGAGCAGACAACCTGGCACGCAGCCTTGAACGCATTCGAGACCGAGCTGTGCGTGATGCGCGATCCAACGGATTCGGAAGCGGTCTGGCTGGCAATCCGACCCTACCGCGACGGAATGCCTCCGATCCTGCTGCATCGCCTGCCGTGGCTCCTGTGGGACTATCCTCACCAACCGACCGACAGCCAACCTTTCTAAGCATCAAGCAGGCACTCGCCGAACGCGCTCACAAAGCCAGAGCGAGAGTCTGCCAACCCAATCATTGCCCAACCTGCTTCCACAAGCACTACCGAGCGCTGCTCATCGACTGCTGCGTCTGCACCGGACACATCGACCTCTCACCACCTAGACCATTCTCCAAACAATAACACAAATGACATCCGAACTATCCGAAATCACTCCGCTCATCCTCGCTGGGGATGGGTATCAACTGACCATCTCCCCAGAGGCCGAGGCTCGCAAGGCAGCGCTCATCGAGAAGGCATCCGCGGTCACGACCGTTGCCAGCAACGACGACAGCTCCGCCGCACAGCGCCACACCCGCGCTCTCGCTGCCATGCGCATCGAGGTAGAGAAGTCACGCAAGCTCGTCAAGGAGCCGGTCAACCGGATCGGCAAGATGATTGACGCCGCCGCTGCCGACTTCCTAGCCGAGATCGTCGCCGAGGAGAACCGCATCAAGAAGCTTGTCGGCGACCATGCCGAGGAGGTCTTGCGCATCAAAGCAGCGAAGGAGGCGGAAGAGCGCAAGGCGTTCGACGCTGCTCGGGCAGCGAAGGAGGAGGCTGAGAACGGCGGGATCGCCGCAGTCATCGCCGCAAAGAAGGCTCTCGCCGACAAGCTCCAAGCGAGCAACGAGGTCGCCGCGACCAAACTCTCCGACGGCATCCGCTTCGCTTGGGACTTCGAGGTCATCGACATCAATCAACTGCAATCGCTCCGCAACGACCTTGTCACCGTCGAGCCGAAGCGAGCCGCTATTCTCGCAACAATCAAGGACATGGAGGAACACGGCTATGCAGTCGAGGCACTCGCCGAGACCCTCGGCATCCGCGCATTCAAAAAACCAATCGTCAGCAGCCGATGAGAGAGTCAACCATCGAGAAGGCGGTCTGCGCGTATGCGAAAGCCAAGGGCTGCATCGTCATGAAGCTGGCCGGGCAGAACCAGCGCGGCCAGCCCGACCGGCTATTCATCCGCGCCGGCAAGGCACTCTTCCTTGAGTTCAAGTCTCAAGGCAAGAAGCCGACCGCGCTCCAAATCAAGTGGCTCATCGACCTTACCAACCAAGGCATGAACGCCATGTGGTGCGACTCGATACCCGACGGAAAAAAACTTATCGACAGGATCTTTCTTTAAACCAACCAAAAAATGTGGATACTACCAAAACAATTACACACCTCAGCCTTTGTGCCGGATACGGAGGCATTGATCTCGGACTTAGCCGAGCAATCCCAAATCTGCGCACAGTCGCTTTTTCTGAGATCGAAGCCTTCGCTTGCGCGAACTTGGTCGCAAAAATGGAAGCGGGACTCTTGGTCGCAGCTCCTATCTGGACGAATCTTAAAACCTTCCCTTGGTCAGAGTTTCGTGACCGCGTGGACATCCTCTCTGGAGGTTATCCCTGTCAGCCATTCTCTGCAGCTGGAAAGCGGCTCGGAAAAGACGACCCAAGACACCTCTGGCCTTGGATTGCAGATGGAATTGTTTCCATGCGACCCAGAGTCGTCTTCTTCGAGAATGTCGAAGGACATATCAGTCTTGGACTCAGAGAGGTCATTGAAGATCTGGAAAGACTTGGTTACAACTCGACGTGGGGAGTATTCTCTGCGCGTGAAGTCGGCGCACCTCACCAAAGGAAACGAGTGTTTATCCTGGCCGACCGTGACGGCAAACGAGGACAGTTATCGGATTGGTGGAAACTCACAGCAGAGTCATTGTCTGTCAGCGATGGCGAGACGCGGAGAGCTTGGCCTAGCCGCCCAGGTCAAGCCCAGCACGGATGGGAGCCGCCTAGAGTCGTGGGCAACGCCGAGTACGATGGATCACATCAATGTAGTGAGGAGGCCAGAGGAACGAAGTCAGGCGGCGAACAAGGGCGGGTGCAAAAACTTGAGGGAGGAGGTACATCAATGGGCGACTCCTCAACAGATGCCACAGACGGATGCGAGTTGGCCAACACCAGCAGTCAAGGATGTGACTGGCGGCCCGTACAAGACCGAACTGGTCAATGGTCAGTTTCGCAGATACCACAACCATACAGAGGAAAATCCAGTGGCATACGGAACGAATTTAAAAGATGCGGTGAGAGTGATGGAGACATGGGCAACGCCGAGGGCGGGATGCCCAAGCAGTCCAGTGCCGGGGACTGGCGGGAAGGTGCTGGAGGAGCAGGTGAGGGGAGGCAACTGGGCAACACCGCAGGCAGATTGCAGAACCAAACCAATGCATCCCGAAAGACTAGGGGGTGGGCAACCAACTCTAAAATCTCAAACTCAAACTGGGACGGGCAAACTGAATCCACGCTGGGTGGAGACTCTGATGGG